AATACTGAAACGGCCACTTGGAGCCACTGGTTAATTATTAACCATGTTGCTATCGAGACGGAGGTGGAGACGCGGACTTCGACCCCGTTATCGGAGACGTCACTACAGGAGGCGGAGACGGACCAGGCGGTTGCCGAGGAACAGAAGAGGGCACAGAGCCAACCGTGTCTATTACTTTAGACTTCGGCACTCTGTCAAAGTCACTCTTCAAAAGGACGAGGGAGGCTCTTTTAAATATGGGACTGATGTCTTTACTTTTACTCTTGAAGACGTACTTAACCCCACTGGGGGTGATAGTCTCAAATTACCTTTTGAGGACTATAAGATTGTTCTTGTAAAGGTCGAGATGAGACCCCTAGGGGAGAACTCTACTGAGTGGAAGGGGTTAGGGCATACAGTGCCTATCACTGATGCCAGACTTATGAATTTTGTTAAGAAAAAGGGGCTGGCTGACGACCCCCTAGCTAATTGGGATGGGGCCCTGAAATGGGATCAGAGGAAGGGGTTTAAGAGGCTGGTAAGGCCTAAACCTCAACTGGTGATTACTGACCTATCTACTGCTAATGAAACGGCTGCTCTATGGTTAAACAGCCAGAAGGCATTTTGGATCCCCCTGCAGTTGAATGCTGCCCAGATTAAACCCAAAAAAGTGAAACACTACGGGATAGCTTTCAGCTACCTGCAGCCATCACCAGATGAGTGGGCTTACCAGGCCAATATAACCTTCTATATGAAATTCAGGCAGTTTGCATGGACTGCTCTGAGTGACCCCCCAACCCCCAATGTAATGGCCGACCTCCCACCCCACATGGAACTCATGAATGTCATTGAGGACGATGAAGGTCCCGACTCTTTCCCAGAATTCTTTGAATAAAGGAAGTGACGTCATTTCCGTTTCCGGTGTATTATTTATTTATTTTTTTTTCCTCGAGGTCGAGTGTAGACCCGGGCCTTCGGCCCGGGGGACACGCTTCGGTCGCCTACGGCGCCCTCGCGGTCGTGGACGGCTAAAGGTCCACGACACCGGGGGGGGAGCGCCCTGATCAGCCCCCCGCTTCGCGGGGGGCTGGGGCTCCCCCCCGGACCCCCCGTTTTATTTTTTATAATAACAAGATCTCGAGTGTCGTCATTTCCGGTGACGTCATTTCCGTTTCCGGTCAGTAGTTGATCGGATACTTCTTCATCACTTCCGGTGCATCCACGAACTGGGTGGCATCCCACACAAGCCATCTGTTTATACGTCTAAACAGAGCTTGCACATAACACTTGTCTTCATTATACCACGAGTCCGGTGGGGTGTTACTGGTAATGATGATCTGCTTGCTGTTGAACTCCACATAGGACCCCTTGACGGGCACCTTATGTGGGTATCGATCACACAGTCTCAGCAGCTCACAGAAGGGTATCCACCCATAGAAATCATCAATGATTACTATATCCTCATTGCAGTATCCATCCCACCAATCACCTTTCATTTTATAGAACTTTGTCCCAACTTGTTCATTGGCCCACCGGGACTTGCCCACACCTGAAGGGCCAGTAAGCACGGTAACTTCCGTCTTGAAGTCACGTTGCTTCTGACCAATCAGAAGGGCTAGATCCCGGAGGCCCCGCCCATATCTGACGTAAGTCTCACTGAACTCTCGCGCGATCTCACTCATTCCTCTTCCGGCTTTCACAGCGGCAACAGCTCCGGCAAGGTCGCTCCGGTTTCCCTTCACTGGTATGCCGATCGTGAGTATCACGTCCCCCTCTTTACTGCAGTATTTCTCATTATCTTCATCACTGCCTCGGGCCTTCTCCCAGTGAGCTCTTTGCAGCACTTTTTTAAGGCTTGTGAGTCTCACTTTTTTCTTTAAGTGGATAAAGCCTTGGAGGTGGGGGGTCCCTTGCTCTCCTTTTTCTTTTCCCACAATGGCATAGTGGTACTCACTGTGCTGCCAGGCTTTGACTGCTGCAATCTCTTCCTCTGTGGGGTTGTTGAGGGTGAAGCACCATCTCTTAGCGGCAGAGCCCCTTACAGCCATTTCGAGACGATGGCTCCGTGGCTCCAAGTGGCCGGT